TATAAAAAGCAGATGGAGGAGCAAAGGGAGTGGAGGGATAAGTTCATTGTGGATGGACTATATTATAATATTTACACGGGAATCGTAACGGTGCGTTGCAGGGAATTAATTGATGAAATACCTTACATAATAACTAAATCATAAAATGGAGACAATATTAGGGATATTAGCTATTGTTTTATTATGTATATACGCATTAACGTTTTGCATTAAGCAGGCCGATGAATGCGATAAAAAATATAGCGGTGACACAAAAACATGTGTGCCTCGAAAGTTTAAAATGGAGATTCCACCTATGACTATCGAAAAGAAAGTAATTATGTCGGAATACGAAGCATGGAAGCTAATAAATGCCAAAAATGCCGATGAAAGATGGTATGATCTACCTGGTTCTATAATACCATTAGAAAAAAACGATAAATCAGAATATGAAGCATGGAAATTAACAGATGCCAATATAAGATGGTATGAATGCCCATTGCCTAAATCGCTCAAAAAAAAGGATAGGTCAGAATATAGTAACTGCAGAAATTGTGGAGCCCCAAAATGGGGCGATAAATGCGATTACTGTCAAACCAAATATTAATGAGAACAATAAATGAAATAATGGTACAATTATTGCATGAGCAAATGGAGCGAAAATTGGAAGAGAATACATTTTGGCGCATCCATTCTAGATGGGTGAAAGAGAATAAACGCTTAAGGAATAGAAAATGAGCAAGCCATATTGGGAACATCCTAGCCATAAAATCAGCACATTCGAAATGGAAGCCGCTATTGCGAGGTTATGGGGATGGCGGGAACATATAATTGTGCCTAATGTGAGTTGGGGCATGTCTTTGAACCACGAATGTGATTTGCTGATAGTGAGAAAGAGCCATGAAGCCGTGGAGGTGGAAATAAAAACGAGTATTTCGGATTTGAAAGCCGATTTATTGAAACCACATCGGCATAAAAGCATGATGATTAAAGAGTTATGGTTCGCGGTGCCCGAGTACATATTCGCCAAGGCGTTCGATATAATACCAGAGCATGCGGGGATAATAGCGGTAAGGAAGCGGGGGGATGGTTGGTGCATAGCAACTAGGGAGCGAAGCCCTAAACGCAAAAAGCCCAATGAATACCGAAAGCTAACCGATAAAGAGGTTATTAACCTAGGGCGATTGGGATGCATGCGTATATGGTCCCAGGCCGCGAATAAGCGCTTTAAAGCGTAAAAAGGCATCTGACATCAACCAAGCGGTTTTAAAGCTGAAATAAAGCCTGTTTTAAACTTTTATGTTTGGAATTAAAGAAAGTTGATTATACTTGCAAAATCAACCAAAAATAGTTGAATCATGAAAGTAAACCCGAAACATTTGAAATTCATTGAGTTAGTGGCTGGCGGCAAATCGTATGTTGAGGCTTATAAGTTGATAATTCCAAAAGATCGGTTGAATAAGTTGAATCCAAGAAGCGCTGCAGTTATGGGCTCAAAATTGGGTATTCGCTATCAGGCTGAGATCATCGCTAAAAAGAAAGTTCATTTCGAGCAAGTGGAAACCGTGGAGCGCATCAATCAGGTGCGTGTGGCTTTCGCAAAGATATTGACACAGGCCGAAGTGGATCAGCGCATGTGTGAAATCATTTTGAATGGCAGCGATGGCATGAGTATAAGGGCAATCGATATTTACAACAGGAGATTCGGAACCTATGCCCCAGATAAATTACAAACTATTACAGATAACACACCTCGGATACCTGATTTATCGGGGTTATCCACCGAGGAAATCGATGCGCTGATAAAGCAATATGAACATAATCCTCCAGGCACTAAGGCATGAGAAATGCCGCCGAAGCTTTTGGGAATTTTGTCTTTTCTTCGATTACGATTTCTTTATAGCACGGCCTTTTTTGAAGCAAATCGCTGATGGATTTCAGTTGGTTTACGACAGAAAAATAAAGACATTATCGGCATCATTACCACCGAGAGCGGGTAAGAGTTATATAACTAGCTTGTTTTGTGCCTGGTGGCTTGGCAATAGAGCCACATCTAGTATTTTGCGGTGTACATGCACGGCAACGCTTTACAATAAACTGAGTTATGACACCAGGGCTATAATGAGGTCCGAGAAATTCAAAGCTGTGTGGCCCACGGTGATATTGAGTTACGATAAACAGAACATCAATGCCTGGAATACCATACATAGTAAACAAGTAGGTTATTTCGGTGCTGGGGTTGGTGGAACCATTATTGGATTCGGTGCGGAGTTAGCCATCACAGATGATTTGTATAAAAGCATTGAGGATGCATTAAGCGAAACCCAGAACGATAATGTGCATCGCTGGAAGCAATCGGCATTTGATAGCCGCAAGGAAAAGAACTGTCCAAGTATCGATATAGGAACACGATGGACCACCAAGGATATAATTGGGGTTAACATCGAGAAAAAAGAATATGATTTATCGATAATGATTCCCGCGCTGACATTGGAGGGCAAAAGCTTTTGTGATAACGTAAAAACCACCGAAGAATATCTGAAAATCCGTAAAGATGTAATGCCTGAAATCTGGGCCGCGGAATACATGCAGCAGCCCGCGGAATTGGAAGGCTTATTATTCAAAAAATCGGAATTGAAACGGTTTCGCATGGTGGATCTACCCAAGTGGGAGGAAGATGGGAAAGATGGCGCCACGCATAAGAAAGGCGATATTAAGCCCCCAGAAACGGTGTTGGCGTTTTCCGATGTCGCCGATGAGGGCGATGATAGCTATAGCATGCCCATAGCTTATGTGTATCCAAAACAAATATTTATTGTGGATGCCCTGTATACCCGTGAAAACGTGGATGTGACATTGCCTGAAACCGCGCATATGATGAAGAAACACAAAGTCGATTATGTCAGAGTGGAGGCCAATAATCAAGGCTCGATATTCGTTAAGGACCTTATGAAGCTAGTGCCATATGAGAAAGTGCTTAAAATCACGAACAGCGCCAATAAGCATAGTAGGATCCGAAACGAGTATGGCGCCATCAAACAATATTGTTACTTCTTGGATGAGATTGAAATACCGCCTGGAAGCCATTACGATCAATTCTTACGCAATATCTTCGCTTATATGAAGAATGGCACAAGTAAGCATGATGATGGCCCAGATAGCTTGGCGGGATTGGTTAAATTTATACTCAGCTACCGCGAGGATCTATTCGAGGTTACCCCTATAATCCCAGAGGAAAGCCAAGCCGAAAACAAATAAATGCATTAAAATACATTTGTATTGCTGTAAATATGTATATTTGCGACATGAAGATATATGTCGGCATAATAGATCACATGGTTTCGAATACCGCATTTACATCGCTGAAAGGCATTTGCCATTACTTGGGATTACCATATCAATCGGCTTTGCGTGGTAAACGCATATGGGTTGAGAAACAAAATGACGGCTCACATAGCACGGAAATCGTGGAACTGAATCTCAATAAAATAGAAAACCGAGGCCGCAAATGAAACATTTTAATTGTAGCGCTAGTCTTATTCCAGAAAGAAGCAATGAACGGTCCGTGGAATTATTTTTGCGGAGGCGCGCCAGAGATTGGCGAGATAATCATTTGATTTATCCCAGGGGTAAAAAGCGCCTGAAACTTCTTGCGGGTATCGCATATAATGGCAAAGAATTTATTGAAGTCAGAGTTAATATTGAAACCCTAAAACGAGCATGATAACACTTTACATCTATATCGTATTTTCTTACTTATGGGTAGCTGGTGCGATTCGCAGCTATCTTAGTAATCTGAAAATAAATAATCAAGAAGATGATTTTGAAAGATTTTTTATATGGCCTTTGATATGGTTATTTTCACCAATAGTAATGCCCTTCGTTATGGGCGTGGATTCGCAGCGTAAATAATGGGGATGAATAGTAAATATGAAATGAATATCAACACCCCTAATTTTGGAGTATGTCAATCATCAATAAAAATTATGAAATCAAAAAAGTTGTATTTAATTACACGGCATTCCTAGAGGCTTGTAAAGCCAAAAGAGTAACTGAGCAATTCGCGAGAGACGCGGTTGGCATCGATCCAGGTGCATTGCGAAACATCCGCTATTGTAGCCAGAACAATTTAAAAGTGGAGGCGCATTACGCCTTGGCTCAGTATCTCGGTGTTACAATGGAGTCATTGCTTAAAGAAGATTAAAAATTTAATATATTTGCGGAAACATTAACAACAAAATTTCAGCATTTATATGAAAACAGGAAAAGTAAAATGGTTCGATACAAAGAAAGGATTTGGATTTATAACCACGGGAAACGAGGATATATGGTTTCACGGTAGCCAAGTGATTGGCGGCGTGATATTACAAACCGATGATGAGGTGGAATTTGAAATACAGGACCACACAAAAGGCAAAAGAGCAGTAGGCGTAAATAAGGTATAATGGCATGCTGTGGGCAACCCGATAACCAAGGTAGCAACGGCAAAACGAAATCGGTCTGCAGGGTTTGTGAGTTATTAGATGGCGACACAGGAGAAAAGTTCGGAGAATACTGTCAATTGTGTAAAGCATTTATTTGCACCACATGCGTGACTAATATGCCAAGGAGAACATTGGCATTTGGGGCAACTATAATAGAGAAAATAAAAACTGCAATAACATGATAACAATTCCGAAAAACAAAGGCGAATGGGCTGATTTAATCTTCTCATTTGCTGCAGGGCTTTACTTGGCGATGATAATATTCCAGGCCGTGTCTTGCACGAAATCCACAATCACACCGAGTACAACTAGAACCACATCGACAGGCGACAGCGTGAGAATCGAGGTATATGTAAGTTATGCTAGCGCTAGCGATACAATTACCTGGGCCACGACCATAAATGGAACCAATGGAGGTTATTGGCAAAACAGAAGCAACAAGGCCATGTTGCAATGGAAATACAATGTGACACCGGCAACACCAAATTCAGAGGTGGATATAACCGCGGGCTTGCATGCGGATTCCGCGTTGTGTAAAGTATGGATTAATGGGAAACCTATATTAGTGAATCCCAATGTGAAAACATCGGCACAGCTTATTCCCGCACAGTTTTATTTCCAGGATTAATGCGCAGAATAATAAAAACACCAATGCTCACAAAGGCATTAAAACAAAGCAAGCCCCAAAAGATAGTACAAGGTATAAAGCCAATAATTCGCAGGCTCTGTAACACAGCCGATGCCAGATGATTGTATGAGTGGTGGAACCCCTGGGACCGAGACGGTGGGTAAGTGTGAAGGCGCGATGAGTCATTAATCAAAAGATGCCGTGAGGCATAACGTATAATGACGGCAACCCGATGGAGTGGTTGCCTTTTTTATATATTTGTAGTCCAATTAATAATTAACAACTTAAATTTTATCAACATGAAGAAAATCAGAGCCAAGTTTGTTTGCCTAAGTATTTCCGAATCATTTTCGGGCGAAGGTGATGCAAAAGTAAAGATATACGAATCGGTTTCCCTAGGCGCCGTAACATCGGGCAGCGAGGAAAACAAATCATTTAGTGAAGCCACACCAGCGGCATCATTAAGTATGTCGATAACAAATAAGGATGCTTTTGGGGCCTTCGAAAAAAACAAAGAGTATTACATCGATTTTACTCCCGCAGAAGCACAGGCATAACACCGAATTTGTCTCTGTAATAAAAACAGAAACTACACACTCGGACTATGCGAAAGTTAGCCAAAGATATTCGCGTGTTTCACTTAGAAAGTCGTCCCCGTTCTGTCGTTGTCTAGCGCATGATAAAAGAAGGGCTCAATTGTGTTTATAAAATAAAAAACCAGAGGATGTCTAAAAGGCCAGTAGAAATACTGGCTTTTTTATTGTGTTGAAAAATAATTATTACATTTGGGGCATAATCAAAAAACAGTACAATGAAAAAACCAGAACCAGTAACAGCGCAGCAAGCTGGAAAGCATGTTGATGAGTGCCGCAAGGCCGAGAAAAATAGCCGCAAGGACCTGGCTATCAAAAAAAAGGTCTATGAGAATGCCCAGGA